TCCTGTGATATTTTTAAATAGGCATGTGCCTGTCCCAACATATACTTGTATTTTTCCATATTGTCAACACCTCCACCAATCATGGCGTCACCTATATCTTCATAACTTTGTTTAAGATGTTTTTGTATTTTACTTAGGATTACTAATTCTTCGTTTAACATTTTTCTTTCTCCTTTTATGTAATAAATTAACTCTTGAATGCCAGCACCATTCAGTAAGTTTAATAGCATATGTTTCTATTTTTGCAACTAAGGCATCTAGACTTCTAAAAAAATTGTATACAAATTTGTCTAACATTTCCATTTTCTAAGTGCTTTAGACAATCTATCATCACCTGTGTTATTACTTGGTTTTTGTCTTTTACGCATTCCACGCATTCTAGCACAGAATGATTTTTTTCTTGCTCCACCTTCCGGTTGAGGTGCTTTTAAATCAGAACCAGGATTAGCTGCTTCATAAGACTTACGTCCTTTTTCATTTAGTCCACCTGATTTAGATTTACCTTCAGATCTAGTCCATGCAGGAGAACCACCTCTTTTAAGAAGTATTCTACTCATGCCTCTAGATTTTAACATTACACTGTTTTAACTGGTTTAGCTGTCTTTGCTGCGTCTTTAAAATTTTGAGCAGTAGGTGCACCTTTGTCTCCAACTTTTCTCATAGTCTCTCCTGAACCATCTGCAATTCTATCTTGTTTAGCTTTAATATTTGCATAAAGGCCGCCGCCTCCTTTTAATTCTCTTCTTTTAATACTTCCGCCACCCATAACCTGTTTTCTTTTTGTAGATTTTGTTTTTTTCGCTCCTGCAATTTTATCACTAAAATTCATTACATTTTTTGGTGGAGCTAAAGCTGCAAATTGTTTTTCTTTTGGTGTAGTTGGAGTTGATCCTGTACTAAAAGGTTTTCTCATCATTCCGCCACCCATCATTTTTTTTCTCATTATTTTTTTCCTCCTTTAAATATTTGTGTTCCCTTTATACCATATATTGACGCCACTACAAGGATCCAAAGATTTGTAAACCATTTTGGAAGCTCTGAGAACATGTCAAAGAACAGTTTTACTTTGTCCATTGCTGTCGGATCATCCGATACGACTGCCCAAGCCAGGATTGCAATTGGCAAACTTAAAATTATTAAAACTGCCTCGTCCTTCCAATCTGATTGTCTAGCTTCAAGAAGTTTACCTTGGTAAGCTTCTTTACCTTCGGCCATACGAGATGCATGCATAAGCTGTGCATCAGACATAGCAATTTTAGTTTTCTGTTTGTTAGCGTAAATCTTACTACCAGCAGATACGGCTAATTTAATTGCCGAAAACCACATTTAGATCCACCTAGCAGTCTTAGATTTATTTTTTAACATTCTTTTAGTTCCTCTTACTTGAACTTCTTCGCCTTTAGCGATGTAGTTAAAAGAACCATCAGCTGTTGTTTTAGATCTAGGGTCAATTTCAAGATTCATCTTGTCTTCAGATGGAATATCTACAATTTTACCACAAATATCATTATATTTTTTCATATTGTCTCCTTATTTATTTATTTTAACTTGTTTTTTAGTTTTTGTCACTACCCTTTACGCATTATTGAAATGTTAGGCACCATTGAATCAGAATTAGGTAGTGTTTTTCCTAAAATTGTCTTTTCAATTGATGTATCAGCTCTTAAATTTGCTAATTCTTCGTTTTGTTCAAGTTTATTTTCTTGATTTTGTTGATTCATCATTGCTTTCATCTTATCAAGGTCCATTCTCTCGTTAGCTTCTTTTTCTTTACGAGAATTTTCTTGTGCTCTAATGTCTAACTCTCTAGATCTTAATTTTGCAATAGGATCGCTATCAAATTGTGATGTAATTTTTTGTTCTTCTTGCATAAATTCTTCCATCATCTCAGCAATAAGTTCAGCTTTTCTAGATTCTATTTTTTGATTCATTTCTTGCATTTGCATTTGCATTTGTTGATTTTGCATTTGCATTTGTTGCATCATTTGTGGATTTTGTTGAGCCTGTTGAGCCATCTGAGGGTTCTGTTGCATCTGTTGCATTTGCTGTTGCATCTGCTGCATCTGTTCCATTTCTTTTTGAAATTCTAATTCAACTTGTTCTTGTGCCATCAAACTAATATGTTCAAAAATGTTTTTCTCAAGACTTGACATAACCATTGGATTATTTCTAGCTAAGTTAGTTGACATAAAATTTAAATGCGCTGTGATATGCGATCTATGATTTTGACCAGGAAAAGCTTGAAAAGGTTTAGAACCTAATGCATCAATATGTTCTAACGCTGGATCTTTTGGTTGTGGCTGTTCTGGTTTCATTAAAATAGAATCTATATTTTTTACACCTAAAGCTTCGTACATACTTCTATATGCATTATACAAATTATGCATTTGTGGATTTGATTGTGCCAGTTGGAGTTCCGTCTGAGCGAGGGAAATACGTTGTGTTTGAGAAAAAATGTTAGGGTCAGCAACTGGCAATATATCTACACGATCATCAAAGTCTTGTTGTTTAATCATTCTTTGACCCCCAACAACATCATACGGATATTCTTGTGGTAGATATAATTTGAATACTCTAGCCATTAATCTAAATTCATTTTTAAGAGCTGAGTAAATTCTTTTGTGAATTGCAGACATAGTTCTACTGCCACGTTCTAATAAAGCAACTGTAGTTCCAACTGCTGCTTGTTGATTACCATCACCTACTTGCATATCTGCAATAGATGCAAATCTTTGACCAGCTTGAACAACTGTTCCCATCAATGCTAGTAAAGTCTGCGATGGTTCTTTAAATGGTAACATCATAAATGAATCTCTTAAATTTCCACCTGGTGCATCTACATCTCTAAACTCACCTGGTTGAATTGATTGTGCATCATCTCTAATTCTTATACCTCTTTGTTTAAATCCAGCTGGTAAATTAGAAAGCGTTCCTGCATCTAATAACTGTCTCAAAGCTGAGGTTGCAGTACGTGATAATCCACCTATCATGTGGATTAAACCGAAACCATAAAAACCCAAACCTGGTAAAAATTTAAAATGAACAAAGTATTGTACTTTGTTTTTTAATGGATCACCTATTTCATAGTTTCTTTTAATAGATAAAATTTCTCGTGACCCTTCTTCTAAAGTTACAATGTAAGGTATTTTAATTCCTGAGGGCTCACCAGTCTGTGGATCTGCATCTTCAAAACCTTCTAGATCTAAATCTACATGACATTCTAGTATTGTATATATGTCTTCTTCTTTTGATTTTTTTGTACCTTCTAGTTCTCTTTCCTTTTTCTCTACTTCAGATTCTCCTGCTGTAGGTTTACCTAACTCTATATCTCTATAGAAACCTGCTACTTGTTGTTTTTTTAATTCATTTTCTGAAATCTTAACACGATGAATAATTGCTTCCGCATCGTCTAATGAGGTAGCTGTGTACGGAACAATTAAATCATCTGCTGGAACAAATTTTGATACTGCTCTTTGTTCCATTTCATCGTAGTATACTTTTTTAAAAGTACTACCTGAAAGAGGTAAGTGAAATAACATAGAATCAAACTCAGGTTCATATTCCTTCATTTGATCCATGATTTGATAATTCATAAAATCTTTAACACGTGATGCTTGATCTGTTTTTTCTGCAGTTGGTATCCCTAAAACTTGAGTTCTAACTGGACCATCTGCGGGTAATAATTCTTTATAAGCTAATGCTTGAAACTGGGTTACAGCTTCAGCTAATACCGGGTGAGTTACACCACTCGCTCCTTGAAAAGGTTCTGTCTTTTGACTGTATTTAAAACCTAATAAATCTAATCCTTGAATATAAGTCTTCTCCCATTCTTTTCTAGAAGAAGTATAATCCATATACTTTGAATTTAGATCTGAAGATAATGATGATAAAACATTATCTGGTAAAAATTCTGCTAAGTTTTCGTAGTGACCTTCACCACCTTCTGTAGGATTTGCTTCTGGTTCAAAATTAATATCAACAGATCCATCTTCATTTTCTACTTGTTCAACTTCATTATTGCCAAGAGCTTCCTCTTGAACATCGCCTACTAACTGTTCTTCTTCATTAGCTATTTCTAGTTGATCTAATACTTCGTTTGGAAGTGCTTTGTCTATATCCGCCATTTATTTTTTCTCCAGATTGTTTGATTGTTTTAACAGTATTGTAGTTAATATTCAAGCCCTGAGGCAGGGGTCCGGCTTCAGGAGGCAGTAAGTGTTTTTTTGGGTACTTATTTGTCATAAGTATATTTTAATCTCATTATACCGCCGTTCATTGCACCAGATCTCATGTCAGCATCTGGTAAATTTTGCATTTCTTGAGTAAGATCTTTTCTCTCTTTTAATTTTTTTTCTAACCTAGATTTTAAAACCTTTTCATCAAATTCTTTTGCTTTTTCTAAAGCAAGTTTTTCACGTTCAGTTAAATCAGGTACTGTATATCCTCTGTAATTTTCTCCCTGACTACTTTGTTTCATTTGAGCTTGAAATAAAACATCATCTAATCCAAACTTTTTTACATATGCTGATCTATCTAAAGCATCATTTATTGGAATACCTGCTCCTAAGGTTACAGCGTTTAATAATGTTTCTTTTGCTGTTCTTCCTTCTCCTAAATCTAGAGGAGCTAGACCAGCTCCAAAAACTAATTCAGGTAGTACAGCTGCCTTACCTATATTTCTTGTTGTATTAAGAATTTGTTTTGCATAATCGGGTCCATACATTTTTAACTTATCAATTCCTTCAGCAATTTTATCTACACCTAATAATGTTGGATCAATAAAACCTTTTTGGTTTTTAAATCTATTAGTTGCTTTTTTAAACATTTCTTTTTCAACAGTAGCTGGAGGTTTGCCTAACTTATCTGCTGTAGTTACACCAGGTATTGTTTCTGTTAAATTATTAACAATAGATGTTTTATTATTTATTAATTGGTCTTGAACAATATTAGATACTCCTGTTTTGGAATCAAAAATAATATCCATTTTATTTCCAATTGGTTTATTTCCATACTCTGGACCTCTAATAGTTAATTTTAAATCTTCTAATGTTTTATCTAAATTTTGTGCAGCAGGAGTGTTTCTATTTTCTGGAATTATTAAAAATCTTCTTGCATTTTCTAATTGAGCATTACTCATGTAATTAGCTGATTGAATATTATTTGGGAATGCAAGGTTTGCTTTATTAAATGATTTCTTACCAATATGTTCAGTAACATAAAATCTGCCATCAGAAGCTTCTTGTTTTATCTTTTGAGCCAATTCTAAATCTGTTAATTTTACAGATTTAGATATAGTTTTTCCTTTTGGATTATTTACAGTATAGTTAGTATAACTAACCTCACCTGTTTGTGGATTAATAGATAATCTTACACTGTTCAAAAGCTGTTTATTATTTGCAATATCTTTAATAGACATTTTAGCAAGGACATCATTTTGTTTTGCGATATCTGCTTTTACTTTTTTATATTGGTCAGCTGTTTTTTTTCCTGCTTTTGCTACAGCTTCTGTTTCTGATTGAACTGCTTTTAATCTAACTTTGTCTTCTGTGTATTTATTATAATTATTTGCAAAATCTGAATAACTATTAAACACTTCTTTTTTAGAAGCTTTATCTAAACCAGAAATTTCTGGATTTAATAAAAATTTAACCTCATCACTGACTTCTGTGTTCATAAAATCTTTTATGGTTTTACCACCTAGTTTTTTATATTGGCCTTGTTTATTTAAAGACATGAAATCAAAAAATTTATTTAGTCCTTCTCGCAACTGAGGATTTGTGTTTATCTGATCTTTATAAAAAACTTTTTTAAACTGAGCTAAAGTTTTGTTTTTTAATGAATCCGTTCCTTCTAAATTTGTATAAAAGGTGACATCATTATATTGAAAAGGTGTTAAATTTGGTTTTATTTTTGCGTCTGATGAAGTTGTTATATTAGGTAAATTTAATTTTGGTGTTGATAAATTAAAAGATCCTTTCCCTTTGGGAACATTTCCTGATTCTAATTCTAATTGCCATGCAGAAGATAAATCATCCATCACCACATCAAAATCTTTTACACCATAATTTTTTAAATTATTATCAAACCAATTTTTAGTCCAACCATCAACATACTGTCTTGCTTTTACAGTTGCATCATCAGCTCCTGTTGATCTTACAGGTTTTATTTTTTTAAAATCTCCTAAAGATTGACCGGATTCTGAAAAAATATATTTGTTTGTTTTTTTACCATCAACAGTTTCTTGAACTCTTTTTCTATAAGTATCTATTTCAGGATCATATTCTATTCTTGAGTTTCCTTCTCCTGGTACAGTACCATATTTAAAATTTTCTCTAGTTTCTGTTTTTGTATCAGGACGAGTCAGATATGACATCATCTGTTCGTATTCGCCAATTTTCATTACATACCCATTAGGTAAGATAAGCCACCGTTAGCTTGTTTAGTTCTGTCTGTTTTTTTTTTAAAGATATCCATAATTTCATCATTGCTCATTCCCATTTTTTCCATTTTGAAAGTTTGTTCTACCATATTGATCATATCAGCTTTCATTACAGGTGATGCAGATGCAATTTCTTCTGCAAGTTCTCTATCCATTCCTGGGTACTCTAACATAAGATTATCGACCTCTATACTTTTTTTTAAAGCTGCAGGTGATGTATCGCTCATTACATCAGCCACACCTCTTTTAATTTCATCGTTAACAGAAAGTTTAGCATTATCCATTTCAGTACCAAGATCAAATGAAGACAGTTCTTCAATTTCGTCTACAGTCATTAATTTTCTATCACCGCTCATTTCCATGTCTTCTAATTTTTTTTCTAAAAATCTTTTTCTAGCTGGAGATGTATCACCTGCTACAGGATCTAAGTTGCCTTTTTTATATTGTAAAAACATTTCTGCTTCATAAGTTTTTTTTTCTTTTAAAATTCTTTGTGCATCCCCTACTGTTCCGTCAAAATCATAACCTTCTAATTCATCTGGACCTATTTCTATTTCAAAATCTTCAAGTTCATCAGCAGACATTTGTCTTTTGTTTGCTGCATTTTCTGCATCGGTTTTTTTTATAAATTGTGACAGCTCATCATTTGTCATTCCTTTTGATGGATTTGTAGGTATCTCAATATCAAACAAACCATCTGCTTCTAACATCTCATCAATATTTTTCATACCTCCACCTCTTCGATCTATCTCAAGCATCTCTTCAGCAAGGTTATTAACATCACTTATTGAGTCTCCAAAAGTATTACTAAAAACTTCTAGTGGATCTTTATTACCAATTTCAATTCCTTTTTTATCTAATATTCTTCTAACTAATGTTCTCGTAAGTCCTGTTGCAGGATCCAATGCTCCACCAGGTCTTTTAGGATTTTTTTGTAACATCTTAACAGTGTCTTCTATACCCTTCATCATAGGGCTAGCTTCTTTAGTAGACATAATACCTT